ATCTGGTGGTCCATCTCGTCTTTCTTCATTTTTCTCTGTAACTCACCATGCTGGATCTTCATCTCCTGCATCTGCATCTGAACTACTGGGTCCTCAGCTCTCTGCTGGGCCTGTTTAGCCTGCATCTCTTGTGTATTAGCTCCAAATACACGCTCCCCAGCTTCTGCTATTAACTTAGACAGCTGAACCTCAGCGTCATCAGGGAGGGGTTGGTCGGGTGGAGGGAGCGGAACGCCGAGCTGTTGTTCTACTTGCGACCGATATAAGAACGCCATATGCTCGTTTATGTGCTCCATACCTGCAGCCATTTTAGCCTTACCCGCTGGCCCCTGCATTTCTAACATCTGCTGTATCTTGGGGTCCTGCCCAAACGCCATATGCGCCGCCATATGCGACTCATGGTCCTGATGGAGAAACGCCTTAGTTGGTTTGCCTTTGAGTAGCGCCATATTCTCAGAAACTGGGTCTACTGGCATCTGATCGTCTTCTATCGGAATTAACTTCTCAGCGTTTTTAATGCCTAAAGTCTCTATCATCTGCCTGTGTAGTAGCGGCAGGTTGTATATCTGCGGTGCTGATTGCGCTAACTGTAGCGCGGACTGATACTGCGCTATTCTCTGGCTCATAGTGGACGCATTAGGGTCGCTGACGGGTATCACCTCCACCATATTATAGTCGTTAGCCCTAGCTTGAGCCCCTTCCTTGCCATGAGCGTCGTATTCATACTCTGCAGGGGCGTTATCCCGCATTATTGTCATTAATAAGTACAACTCGTGCTTCATAGCCGCATGAACCCGCGCCTGAATAGCCGTCATTGTCTTCAAAGTGCGTTCTAAGACCGCTAGAGTTGACCCAACTGGCGCATTTGGCTGCATATCAGCGACATTCACGTCACTTACCGCCGCGAATCTCCTACCTTCCGACACAATATTCTCTAATAGTGAGTAGAGCACTACTGACGGCTCTTTGAACGGCAACGGCATGATATTGTCACGTATTGTGCCTACAGGCACGTCCACATCCCGGAATTCTCCCGGTGCTATGGGCATATCCCCGCCTTTTATTCTCAACCCACGAGTTCTGAACCCTCCGGGGAGGTTAGACAGCGTCCCTGCGTCCACAAGCTGCCTCAATATTGAGGTAGCGCCCTTGGCGAACCCACCGACGAGGTGAATAAGCCCAAAACCATAAAACCCAAACCCGGGTATATAAGTATAGTGCGAGAAGTGTATCCGTTTCTTCTTCTGGTCGTCATCTTCCCGCCAGTTTCTATATATAGACAGGACTGTATTAGACCCCTTATCTATTGTCACGATGTATGGCAGTTCTATACCCGTCTCGTTGCCATCCTCGTCTACGTCCTCGAATCCCTCTAAGTCTAACTCGCAGTGGACCTCGAGCAGCGTGTAACGGTCATCACTATCTGAAGTATATCCTCCCAGTGAGTCTTTACTATCCGCTATGTCGTCTCTGTCTGCTACAGGATCACCCAGCTCAACGTCTCGGTAGAACCCACTGACCTGCATCTTTCTCACCTCGTTGCGGGCTTTCTTCATCTTGTGGGTGTATCTCTGCGCTGATGTGAGGTCTGACGCCCCATAACTGACTACAAAGTCTTCCGCCGGGACGAACTGAGACACCGCCCGGTCTAATGAGGGGTCGAAATAGGTCTTTTTAAACGCTGAACCCGCTATCGGCAAGTTCCACAGCATTCTCTCGTGCTCCGATCTATAGTCAGTCATCTTACAGACCAACTGATAGTTCATATCCTCTTTAACCCGCTTTGCCGATTCTGTCTTCTCCCGGGTCTCTTCCCCAAGTATCAGTGTCTTGACTGGCCCCTGCGGTGGGAATGTCTCTACTATAGTCTCAGACTGAAATTTTACTACCGCCTCAGCTAACAGCGGGTGATAAACCCCGAATGCCCCTTCCCACGGCTCGTTTCTGTCCTCTATCTTCAGCCCCAACAGCTCCAGACCATTTTTTAGTGTATCTTCCCATTCCGCCCGCGACCCTAAGTCTGTGTCGTACGCCTCTAGCAAATCATCACTGATCCCCTCCAGCACGTCGTCTTCCAGCTCTTCCGCTAGATTCACACCAAACTCGTCCTCTTCCTCTTCCCCGGGCATTATTGTCAGCTCTGTATCACCCGTACTTATAGTCACGCTTTCTGGGTCGACAATCTCTATCTCCAGCGCCTCCTCGTCCATAAGCCCCTGCGGAGCTCCATATAGTGCTTTTTCTACAGCCATAATACCCTCACTTATTAATAGTACGCAGCTCTAGGTGGCTGCCAATAGTCGTCCTCGTCCATATCTCTGTCAGACGGCAGTGAAATAAATCCCCCTGTGCGGAACCGCATCAGCGCATATACTGTGCTGTCCACCAAGTCATCGTGCGGCATCGCCGGGAACCCACAGACCTCGTCCACCACCTCTTCAGCCCACCTTCTGTTGACAGGGTACCACACCATGCCCGACGCGAATATGTCTGACACCGCATTTAGTCTGGCTACTTTATCCCCGCTAGCCCGCGTGGGTGTTATCTCCTGCACCGGCAACCCACTTCTCCGCAACTCTTGGTACAGCGCCGTCCCCGCACTTTTCTTCTCCACCACGAACCAATCTGGCTCCCACTCTTTATACTCCGCGTATGCCAACGCTTTTAACTCTGGAAACTCTAGCCTCTGCTTAATACTGTTTAGTAATATTATGGCCGCCTGTTTCTCGCCGTCCTCGTCGTTTCTGTAGAACACCCCCCACGTAGTCAACGCCGTGAAATCTGCCCGGTTGTTCTTCTCTGCTGCGGCATCCAGCGACATTATTATGTACTCACACACCGGAGGGTCCGCCGCGATATACTCTCGCCACCACTCCCTCTTTATTATGGCCGACTCCGCCGCCGTGGGCTCCTGCATATACTGCGCCGACCACTGGAATGACGGCATTGACGCCTTAGTTCTCAGCAGGGACTTCACATCCCACTGCTCCGGCCACAGCGACACTACCCTCTCATTCTCCGGCAGGCTGCCGGACACGGGCTCTTTAGTCTCGTGGTCTATCTTCTCTAACAGCGCTGGAAACTCTACTACATCCCACTGATCTGACTCCGGGTTTCTGACCATATCCTCGTGCAGCTTCCCAATCAGGTCGTTCTCCGCCCACCGCGTAGCTACGACTGCTACTGATCCCCCGGGCATTAGCCGGGTTCTGGCTCCGTACGCATACCAGTCGTAGGCCTTCTCGAACACATCAAAGTTCCCACTCAGAATGTCCTGCTCGTTATGAGGGTCGTCCACCACCAGCAGATGAGCACCCCGCCCGGCTATCGCACCACCTATACCCACCGCGAAATACTCTCCCCCGAGGTTTGTAGACCACCGCCCAGCACTCTTACTATCCGCCGCCAGTGTTACATCTGGAAATATCTTATTGTACTCCGGGGACGCCACCAGATTCCGCACCTTCCGCCCAAAATCCACCGCCAGATCTGACGTATGTGACACCATCATTATCTTCTTGTCGGGAAAATTCCCTATGAACCACGCTGGAAAAAAGATTGATGTTAGTTGTGACTTCCCGAACCGGGGGGCGATTGACACGGTGACTCGATCTTTGCGCCCGTAGGCCATGTCTTCCAGCAGGTCTGCTAGTTGTTTGTGATGAGTACCCACCATGTACTCCGGCATCATCGCCTTAGAAAAGGCTAACAGCGAGTGTCGGCACTCATCACTATACTTCCGGGACGACAACTCAGTGACAATCCGCAGGATGTTTGTCTGCTCTGATACTGAGAACTTACTCAGGTTAGCTAGCAGATGTTTAGCATCTTTCGCTGTTAGTTTTGGGGCCACAGGTGACGGTGGTGTCTCACTGGACACTTTCTACCTCGATGATGTTGTTCAGCTTAGCCCGGAGGAGGTTCTCTAGTTCTGTAGTCCCGCGATGTTCTATCACGACCTCGTGTCGTTCGGCAAATAGCCCGACGTCACTGATCTTGCCTAGTAGTTCTAGGGCTTTAATTCTGTCGCTGGGGCGGGTACTTTCCTCAGACTCCTCAATGAGCTTCCCAGTGACATAGCGTCTTATCTGATTAGCATCCTCAATAAATAGCTCGTCGTACTTAGCTAGTAGTGATTCTAACTTTATAACAAGCGCGGGTCGTTGGAGTTCTAGGTCTGTTGGCACTCGCCCTTCGGCGAATATTTGTCTGGCCCTATCTTCATCTCGTTGGGCTGCGTGGGGTGGGACTTCAGCATCTGCATGGGTAGCTACAGCTGTTTTTGCGGCAGCCAGTATCTTCTCTCTGTCAGAAAGCTTCGCAGGTCGAAGTAGTGGCACCCTGTCTAGATATGGTGTTTTCATGTTGTTTCTCTTGCGCGGGAGCTACCCGTGTACGCCGAGCATACCATAACGCACTGCGTTATGAGAATAAATAAAGACTAAAACAGAACATCTCTACACCTGAGTAGGGTACCTGCTAACTACTAATTACCCCTTCTAAACCCAGTAAATTCAAGGGTTCCAGAGTTAGCAGTTAGTAGGTACCCCCCCACTACACACACAAATCGGAGTCTAACTGAGTCCCTTAATCCCGGAGTCCCTTTTCTGAATAAGTTTGAAAACTGAAATTACTCGGCTGGAATAGGCACGAAGTGCTGCGGAGGGACCCACAGCATTTTTAAGGGGGCGGGGGGTGGCGGCTATAACAGGCTAATACACGTCAAAACACGATAAAGGTTGTCATTAAGGCTGGGTGTGATAAGATGTAGGCAAGTCAAGGCAATTCAGCGTTGACTGTAACGGAGTAAACGATATGACAACTACAAGACTGAATACGTTTGAAGTGAAACAGAAAGTATGGCACCTCGCGTACGACTTAGAGAAAGTCCTAGAGGCGTTAAACATTCTAGAGAAGCAAGGGCTTAGCAGTGCTGACCTGATCGAGTCGGCGATGATTAATATGCAAGAACAGGTTAAGTTAGTAGAGGGCTTACGCGCCCCTGTTATCACATTCACTGAAGTGGAAGTGAAAGACTAACCTTAACCTTAACCTTAACACTAACACTAACACAGGCACAGGGACGTGCCACCACTTGGAGAGAATGACATGAGAGGTTGGAGATTGTGGCTTATCGCCACCGCCGAACTGTTTGGGTTTATGTTCTGCTTAATTGCAGGATACGTCTTGTTAGTAGTCTTGGACGGACTACTTAACTAACACTAACACAGGCGCACGGACGCGCCACAACTGGAGAGAAAATCATGAACATAATTAAAAAGAAGCACGTATTAAGAGTGCATAGAGTGGGGTATCAAATTGCACCTGTATACCATCAAGGTGGTAAATGGGTTCAGGATAAATGGGGTAAACGGTGGACCCCAGACTGGTGGGTAACACCACCAAGTAAATGGGCTTGCCGGCGGGATAACCGCGGGAGCTGGAAGCTAGAAAATTGTGGAGGCGTCATTTGTTGGCGTTCACGAAAATCATTAGAAAACAACTGGAAATAAATCTAAGGGGCTTAACCGCCCCTTTTTTTGAAGGAACGTCTTCTCTCTCTCTTC